ATCGCTCCGCTCCGCGGCCTCGACGATTTTCGTGCCTTCGGCCTTCAGCGCATCGAGACGCTTCTTCAGTTCTGCCAGCTTGTTCATCCAGCTCGCTCCTCTTGCGCCGGGACAAATATCTCCCTTAACGGTGCGCCCGGCGCGCACCGCTTCGGATACCTCTGAATTTGAGGTGGATCAGCTCATGGCGATGCGGGCGCGCGCCAGGCGAAGACCGCCTTTGCGCCGCCCCTGTGACGCGCGGCGTAGCGCGTCCTCGAAAGTGCCTACCCGATCCGCCATGCCGAGGCGCACAGCCTCACGCGCATGGTAGGCTCGCCCGCCGCCGAAATGGTGTTCGGCTTGTTCCGGATCCGCTTTCACTGTCGAAACCGACACGTTGCGGTTTCGGGCAACCGTCCGGACAAAAGTATCGTAGACCGCCTCAACGGAATGTTGACGGTGTGCGCGGGCCGCATCGTCCATCGGTCCCAATACGCTCTCTGCCTTTCTGGCACCCGCTTTGAACATGGACCGCTCAATACCAAGTCTCTCGCGGGCAGAGGTCATGTCGTCATGCATCGAATACACACCGATCGAGCCGACGCTGCCAGACGGTGTCACAACAATCTCATCGGCGGCGGACGCGATCCAATAGGCAGCCGATGCGGCCATGGTATTTGCGACCGCGATAATCGGCCTGTCGGCCCGGCGCGCACCATAGATCAGGTCTGCCGTCTCCTGCACCATATCGATGACGCCACCCGGACTGTCGATTTCCATCACAATTGCCTGGGCGTTCTGATCATTTGCGGCGGCTTTAAAGGCGGCGCTGAACTGATCCAGTGAGGCACCGCCAGACATACGGGACATCATCCCGGCGCGCGGGGTGATCGTGCCCTGCAATTTCAGCACATGCACAGGACCATTGCGGCCCGCCACCGGTTCCGCCGCATAGACAGGCTTTGGCTGCTCGGTTGCCCAGTCGCTAGCACCTCCGGCGGCACGTAGGGCCAGCATCTGCGCGACCTCAAAACCCTTGTCTTCGTCGATCAGCCAAATACTGTTTGCGGCCAGCGCGAACACACGCTCGATTTCATGCGACATCTTTCACAAGCTCCAGTCTGGGGCGACCACCATTTCTGGCCACCGACTCCCTCAGAAATGAAATTGAATCCTGAACACCCTTCCGTTCAGCCTCATCACGTCCACCTGTTCCGGCAGGCACCATGTTCAGAGGTTCGATATATCGATCTCCGATCGGCCCGATCCCGTTGCGATTTTCCATACGCAACACATCATTGACACTCAGCCAGCCCCATTGACGCCCCAAGGCATAAGCCTCGTAGCGCGTCTTGATGTCCCCGCGCAGCAAGCTCTCAACATTGAACTCGAAGAAGATATCGTCTTCATTGATCAGGAATTTTGTTACCGACCGTTCGATGAGTTCCAGTATCGGGCGCAGCGTGTCGATCACGAATTCCAAGGACTGGTGTTCGATATTCGAGAATGTCGCACGATCCATGATCCCTACTTTGTGCGGCGGGACGCGCCATAGCCGGGCCAGATCAAGCCACAGCTCCTTGCGTGTTTCCAGAAACTGCGCCTCCTCAGCGGTCAGCCCCATCCGATGGGGCTTCATGCCGTATTCCAGAACGCCAGGGGTGTGCCGGTTCGCGCCCCCCATCCAGCGTCGCAACGCGCTCATAAAGTTCTTCTTGCTTTGCTGATCCTTGAAAGAGCCCTCCATGCTGAAGGCATAAGGGGGGGTGGCATCATTGGTGAACAGGATGTTGGCGTAACGCTGCAATGCGATCGCAACCGCGACCGCCTCCTTTCCGTCATGCAGAATTGGTGAGCTGCCCCGCATATTGTCCACGAATGGTGGCATTGCGATGTGCCAGAACTCCCCGGTCACAAGCACCTTCTCAGCGCCGCCTCGCCGGGTGAAGCGAATGCGCTTCGATCCGTCCATAAGGCGCTCCACCTGAACGGCTTGCGGGTTTTCGATGCGATGCAAGGCGATGGGGTTCTGAGCTTCGTCGTAAGAAATCTCAGCAAAAAAGTCGCCATGCGCCGCAAGATCATCAACAATCGAGTAAACGAAATCGAAACTGGTCTGGTCCTGGTTGGGGTTTTCCAGCAGTCGGGCCGCCGGGTGGCCGGTAAGCCGCGTCACCTCATGCTCATTGACACGGCGAAACGTCCCGAACTGCAGTCCCGCAACGGAATCGGCCAGAACCTTCAGGCAGGATCTGACAACCGGAACCTGTCTGGCGCGGGCAATCGTGACATCAACCCGGATCTCCGAGCGCGCCCCAAACCCCGAAAAGATGCGGTCATCGCTGGCATCACGGGAAACATCCTCCGAGGCCATCATGGCTCCGGGGCGCATAAAGTTCATCAATCCCATACTTCCCTCACCCAACCAGATAGTTATCCGGTATAGAAATCTCGCCGCCATTGGAGGCGACCGGGTTCCAGCTCATCAGTTGCACACCGTCAAACAGCGCCATGAGCGGATCGATTTTCCCCGTACCACTGGCACCCTTGGTCACGATCTGCGCATTACCCCTGTTTTCGGTTTTGGCGTTTCCCACACACCATGACATGAGCGCCTGACCGCAATGGACAAATGTGCCATTTTTCAGCTTCACCGGCGCAGACTTGATCGCCGCATTCAGCTTGTAGCCCTGCGAAATCGCCCGGATATCCTCAATCCGAAACCCGACCTCGATCAGTGCATCCACAATTGGGCCGACACCTTCCGGGTCCATCCCAATGCCAGACTCCTCCGGGAGAAGACCCTGTGCGCGAATGCCCAGGCAGATTTCCGCGATCTCGAAATAGGCCTCCTGAAGATCATCGACAAAGCTGAAGTCTCCATCTTTCTCGAAGCCCTCAAGCGTCGGGACAATGCTCTTGCGGCGTTCGCGCACAAATTCAGCATCCCCCCAAGCCTTAGCCCAGTGTTGCCAGACACGCGTCTCAGCGTGCCTGCCGATCACGGCGAGTCCGAGTAAGTCATCGAGCCCGCCGCCGTCGATACCAACAACACAGACATCAGAAGTCGCGAGGATGGTTGCCAGATCGAGCTCGGGTCGCGCCGCCTGAAGCCAGTAATCCGCGCCCGGCCATCGGTCCGTATGTAATCCCAGGCCAATCTGGATATTCAGATGCTGCGATGCCCAAACCGTTTCGCTCTCGATGCCCTTTTCTTTTGCGGTCAGATATTCAGCCCGGAGCCGATCGATAAAAACAGACCGGCCTAGGTTCGGCAGCACCATCGTCCAAAGTTTTGGATTCCGCCAAGGCTTGTCGGTCGCCGCCTGAACCCGCTCAGGGAATTCATAGAGCACGGGCAGCATGCGAACGTTATCTGTTACCTTGCCGTCCCGCACACCCCGCGCGTAATCGAGCTCTTCTTTAAACACCCCGGCGGGCGGCCCATCTGACTGGGTGGTAATAATCACCAGCAGGCTTTCCGGGTTGGTAATCATGCCGCCACGGATCTGAGCCAGTACCTTTGAGGCCGCATGGCTATGCGCCATCACGTGCAGCTCATCAATGATTGCAAAGGCGGGGATCGAGCCCGTGACCACCTTGCGGTCAAAGCTTTTGATTTTCAGCTTCGCATTGCAGGGCTTACCCGTCTTCTCATTGATTTTCAGATCAATGATCGTCTTCTTGTGCTCAATGATCTGGAACCGCTTTTCCAAATACGGATCCAGCTTGATCATATTGGCCGCCTGCTCAAAGCACTTGTCAGCCACCTCCTGCGTTGGGCCGACAATGATCCCATCGACATTCGGGCGTGTATTCATCAGCAGCCAGACCAAGCCGAGCGCCGCTGAATTCGTCGTTTTCGAGTTCTTCTTCGGGACCAGGAGGAACAACTCCCCGACCATCCGATGCTGGACCGGTACGAGAGATGTACTTCCTTTCAGTGACTCGCGGCGCACTGCACCGAACGCGGCCCGCACGATATCGCGGAACCATTCTCCCGAGACCTCCCCAAGTGTCGGCTGCCCAGGCACATCTGGTAGGCGCAGCTTGTTGTAGTAATCGACAGCGCATTGCCCTTCGGTTTCGTCAATCGGCAAGGCCGGTATTGGCGTCAGCCCCTGCGTGAGCCGTTCCTCCCAATCCGGGCAGCTGAAATCCCAGCCCTCAAAACTCAATGCTGACGCCTCCGATCAATATCCCCCCAATCGTCCGGAACGTCCTGCGCATCCTGCAATCTCTGTTCCTTTTTCCCGACCCGGCCAGCGTCATCTTCGTCTTCGTCCGGTTGCTCCGGTCGATTCCGTGGGGCTTGCGGTGCAACGCCGCCAATCGCTTCACGCAATTGCCGCACCGATGGAGCATGCCCCTGCCGCACTTTGCGATAGAGCACATCCAGACAGTCGCCCTCGACAATCAGCGCCCCTTCGGAGAGCTCGCGGGAAAAATGTTTCCGAAGCGTCTTCTCATCACACCCAATGGCGGCGGAAATCATCTTATGCGTCCAGCCCGCCGCAGATCGAACCGCCACAAAGTCCTGATTTTCCTTGCTTTTTGAAAATGATGGCCTGCCACGACGATCTCGCAACGGCTTGATCAAATGACCGAACAGATCGTATTCCGCCTCAGCGTCAGAATTTTCATCTTTCACAGGAAAAAAATCTCTACATGTATGGGGGACGGGTCTGGATTTCCGGGGGGTGGCAGAAATCCGACCCCCCCCTCATGCCTGACCGGCCTCGCCGCGCTTCTCGATGCTTTGCTTCACGCTGTCGTGCCACGCCTTGCTGACCGACTGCAGGTTACTTTGATCCCAAAACAGGCCGGGATCACCCCGATGGGGCACGATGTGATCGACCACCGGGCTGTTGGGAGCCGGGTGCTTGCCCGACAACAGGACGCCGGTCTTCTGGCAAGTGTAGCCATCACGCTCCAGCACCCGGAGACGCAACCGCTGCCAGCGCGCCGTGTTCAGCCAATTCTTTGACCTGCGGACATCATGCCCACCACTCAAGGTCTGGTCCGACACCGGCGCAATACGTGATCGCGGAGCGGACAGCCGACCCGGCAATCCTCGCCCTTTCAGTACACCCATGCTGGTCCCGATGCTGGAAAATGAAAGCGCCCGGTCGAGTGTGGTACTCGCCGGGCGCAGTTCTGAAGTCTGTAAGAAATCAAGTACCCCTAATTTTCGCCTTGGGTCAACCCCCTTTGCCAAGGGGCGCGCGGGGGCATGTCATTCGACACGGTGTATGCGCTCAATCCACCATAGGCCTGAAATGTGGTCTTGATCTCCATCAGCGCACCCCACCAATCGAGATAGTCACGCCGTCGCCGGGCGATATGCGCAGCCGTGGGCCTGATCACAATGGGGCAGTACGTTACTGGATCCATTACAATCACCCCCTTCCGGTTGCGGCGAGGCTGAGCGGGCCATCCAGATGCACCCAGATGGGCGGCGTCTTTGGTCTTGGCTACAGAGCCATGCTGATTCACATACATATCCTCAGGATATACCCGTGGCGCAGCATCCGGCATCCAATCCGGCACCGCCCCGGCCCGCGCCAACTCGGCAATCCACACCGCCATGCGCCGTCCGCCCCGTGCTTCTGGCAGAGCTGACACAGCAGCCGCCACAGCATCGGCATCCGGATGCGGCTCACTACGCCCACCACCATCGATCCGACACCCCAGCTGCTCATGCCGCAGGATCATTGCTGTCATGGACGCATAGCCATAGCCCAGTATGCTTTCCCCATCCTCTGCAAAGTCCAGCCGGGCACACTCACGCCGAAACGCCCATTCCAGCAAGGCATGAATGCTGACCTCCTTTTTCTGATCGATTCCGGCCCTTCTTCCTCCTTGGATAGCCTGCACCATCATATCAAACCTCACTATTTTCCATATTTTGTTATTTCGAAGAGAAGAAAACCAAGATGTTGATTTCGTAGGTAGAGAGTCGGGGCTTGACGGGTCCGAGACAGTAATCGCAGGGCCTGAAACACATCACACACCAAGACGCCTAAACCTATAAAATCAAACAC